AGACCAGATACATTTTGGAGAAAGCTAAATAGGGTATCTAGCTTTTTTTCGAACCGCATGGTTCATAACTAAGAATCCCGCATGGGAGAAAGAGGTGCCGCATGGCAACAGGAAGACCAAATGGTCGTCCATCAAAGCCGGTTGAGCGTAAGCGTGATACCGGAACAGGACGCAATCTTCCAAATGCTCCGATGCCAGGCGAAGGCCTTGTCGGAGGGAGCGTTCCAACTCCGCCTGAAACCTTAGGTGAAAAAGGCATTGAGTTATGGAATCACGTATGGGTCGCAGGCAGATCATGGCTTGCGGTTGAATCAGACAAGACGATCGTCACATTGTTGTGTAATGCGTTTGATGAGCACGAGGACATACGGATCAAGCTCCAGACAGGTGAGTACCAACGCGTATACGTACACGCTAACGGATCACCAGTCACAACTCCATGGGTCACACAATTGAAAGAGCTACGTGCTCAGATGACCACATGGCTATCACAAATAGGATTCTCACCTTCCGACCGTTCACGACTAGGGCTAGCTGAAGTGCGAGTGCGCGATGAGCTAGACGAACTGTCGAGGAAGCGTGAAACAAGAGTTAGCTAACGCATGGATGCCAGCGTTCTCAGTGCCTCAAAACTCTGAGAGAACACGCGGACCATTCGTTACTGAATTTGCTGAAAAGCTGCTAACAGTCAGCCGAGGGTTCAAGGTCGGTGAACCACTTGTCTTTACTGATTGGCAAAGTTGGTTGATGGACCGGATCTTTGAAGAGAACGAGGACGGTACTCTCCGCTACAGGAGAGCTGTCGTCGGTCTACCGCGAAAGAACGGCAAGTCACTGCTAGGTACTACAATTGCGCTTGAGCACCTGCTTTTTGGACCTCAAGGCGCACAGGTTTATTCGGCTGCATCGGATAGAGCGCAGGCGAAGATCGTGTTTGGAGAAGCACGGCAACAGGTCTTGAACAACCCGACACTAAGTCGAGTGATCAAAGTTTATAGAGATGCACTTGAAGTGCCAAGCAAGGGAGCTGTTTACAAAGCTCTTTCGGCAGACGCGAGTGCTGCTCATGGTTTGGGTCCGTCGCTTGTAATAGCAGACGAACTACATGCGTGGCCAAGTTCACATACCAACAAGCGTGGTGACGAACTTTGGGACGCACTAGTCACTGGCTCCGGAGACCGCCCGGAATCGTTAGTGCTAGGAATCACCACTGCGGGTGGGAACACGGATACTCTGCTTGGACGATTGTACGAGCACGGAAAACGTGTTGTTTCGGGCGAAGTTGAAGACGACCAGTTTGGGTTCTGGTGGTGGGAAGCTAGCAATGAAGACGATCCGACGGACCCTAACATTTGGAAAAAGGCAAACCCAAACCTTGCAGAAGGACTGCTCGACGAATCAGACTTCGAAGCTGCTATCGCTTCATCTGGATCGGCGGGCTTTGCTGGTTTCCAGCGCTTTAGACTAAACCAATGGGTCAGACTTGCTGGTGAGGACTTTATGTCGCCACACTTCTGGGCCGAAGCGAAGCGAGAAGGAAGCATTGAGCCAGGTGCACGAATCTGTGCTGGCTTTGATGGCTCTGTTTCAGGTGACGCAACCGGACTAGTTGCGATTGACATTGAGACTGGAACGATGAAGGTGCTTGCCTTATTTGAGCCAGATCCTACTGATCCAGAATGGTCGGTAAACCGCGACGAAGTAAACGCTGCAATTCGTAAGATGTTTGAAACTTACGACGTTGCAATGCTTTGGGCAGATCCAAGCTTCTATGAACCTGACGTACTTGAATGGTCACAAACATGGAAGCGACGAGTTGAGCGAATACCGCCAACAAACCACCGTATAGCTCCAATGGCTCAGCAGTTCATTACTGATGTAGTGAACAAAGAGATTGGACACGACGGAGATCCAAGACTGCAAAGACATGTACTGAATGCTGTTGCTACCGAGGCCGGCTCATTCAGAAAAGAGAAAAAGAACTCACCTAGAAAGGTTGACTTGCTAGCGTGTGCTATCCTTGCTAACGGCGCAAGACAAGCTCAGCTCAAGCGAAAAAGACCTGATGGACGAAGGGCAATTATCCTATGACGCTCACACCTGAAGAGCTCGACCTAACTAAAGGTCTAATGCAGAAGCTTGGTAGTTACGAAGCTCGCAATGTCGTACTCGAGAAGTACTACGATGGTAAGAATCCGCTAAAGGACTTCAACATCTCAATCCCACCGGCTTTGAAGACGGTTGAGACTGTAGTTGGATGGCCTAGCACTGTCGTTCAGGTACTTGAAGAGCGTCTAGACCTCGAAGGGTTTATTGCTCCAGACGCGCTTGGTATCAACGACATCTACCGTGCAAACGATCTTGATGTGGAATCAAGCCTAGGTCATTTGGACGCGTTGATTTATGGCGCTTGCTTTGTCGTAGTTGGTAAAGGTGATCAAGGCGAAGCTGATCCACTGATCACGATTGAGTCGCCACGCTTTATGACAGGCGTTTACGACGCACGTCTACGTAGGTTGACATCAGCATTGCGCGTCAACAAAGATGGCAAAGGCCGCGTACAGCAAGTTACTTTGTACTTGCCAAATGAAACAGTTTACATCGCGTGGGACAACTCGCAGCCAATGGAGATCGACAGAGACGTCCACAACCTTGGCCGAGTTCCAGTTGTCTACCTACCAAACAATCCACGTAGCTCAGACCCTTACGGTAAGTCTGAGATCTCACGTGCAATCAGGTACTACACTGACGCAGCGGTAAGAACTGTACTTGGCTCTGAGGTTGCTCGAGAGTTCTACTCAGCTCCACAGCGTTACATTCTTGGTGCTGATCCTGAGTACTTCATGGATCCAGACGGTAACTCATTGAACCCATGGACGGTCTACGCAGGTCGAATCATGGGTGTTCCTGCCAACGAAGATGGGAACACTCCAGAAGTTGGTCAGTTTGGCGCAGGAGATACTCGTCCATACTTCGAGCAGATCAAAGCGCTGTCTCAAATGGTCGCAGCAGAAGCAGCAATCCCAACGAATTACCTTGGTTTCCAGACCGACAACCCAGCATCAGCAGACGCAATCCGTCAAATGGAAGCTCGTCTGGTCAAGAGAGCTGAGCGTCGCCAGTCGCAGTTTGGTCGTGGTTGGACAGAGGTCGCGAAGCTTGCACTGCTTATCCGTGACGGCTCAATTCCAGCTGAGGCAAATCTGATCACTCCAGTTTGGCGCGATGCATCAACTCCAACTCGTGCGGCTGCAGCAGATGAGGCAACGAAGCTGGTCGGCATTGGAGTATTGCAGCCTGACTCTGAAATCTTGTACAACCGCATTGGTCTAAGCGACTCTGACAAGTTGGTACTACGAGACGAGAATCGTCGAGCAAGATCATCTAGCCTAGTTAGCGAGCTTGCTCAGGCAGCACGACCAGTAGCACCTACACCAGTAGCCGAGGAAGCATCACCTGAAGATCGTGATCCGACGGTTGACACTTTCAGAGATCTTTCGCTTGGAGACATCGTTGAGTTTGAGTTTGGCTTCGGACAAGTTGAGCACATTATGATCAGTGGTGTTCTTGGCATCGAAGGTAGCGACTTTGCTATTCAAGCCACACCAGATAATCCTGCTATTCAGGTAAGGTTGTGGATCTACGAAGATGGTCGATGGAACCCAACTCCTGAGGTTTACGGTACGACTTACAACTCAGTAAGACGACTTGACGCACTACCAGAGAGTCCGAATGACACAGCAGCTAATACGGCTGGCGCGTGAGCATGGAACAGTAGTCGGTAACGCAGCTGATCTGGCTGCTCGCGACACTGAGACCGTACTACGCATTGCAGCTCAAAATCCAGGCGGAGCATCGTTTGGGTTAGTGCGTGAGGCCATACCGGAGATCATGGCAACTTATGGCGCAGTCATTGCAACTGTCGATGTTGACTACTACGACAACTTGCGCGCTGAAGCAAATGTCGATGTCGACTATACTGCTCAGCCAAGGTCGCAAGACTGGAGAACGGTTGCAGCTCCAATCTCAGGATTTGCAATTAGCAGGACGGTAGACGAGTTGGACTTTGATGCCACGACTACATTAGTCGCAGGTAACGTTGCATCAGAGCTGTTCAACTCACATCGTGAGAACATTGCATTCAACGCTAGGCGAGATCCAGTGCGACCACAGTACAAGCGAATCACTAGACCAGGTGCTTGTGACTTTTGTTTGTACATGGCTACAGGCTTTGAGGGTGACGGTAGTAACGAGGAGTACAAAAACTTCCACACTAACTGCCGATGCGTAGATGTTGCAATTTTTCCTGGACAGCGGTTCGTTGAGCCTGCTTATTATGGAGAGTTCAGATCAGAACTTGCCATTGCACGATCGCGAATTCAAGAGCGACGAGTAGCAGCACGAGCATTGAGTCCAGGCATGAGGGACAGAGATTTTTTCAGACAGTATCCAGATACCGCAATCACAACGCCAAATCTGGTACGAGAAGTTCGCAGGGTAAGGCTAGGGCAACCTAACAACCCAGTGTAAAGGATTCCCGGTAATCTCGCCGGGAAGCAGCCGCAGGGCTGAAAGCGATTCCTGCATAGGAGGACCGTCGTGAGTGACGAAATAATGAACAGCGAAATTGTAGAAGATACTAATACAGCTGAGGTTGTCGAAGAGCCGCAGGGTTCTGAGACAGATTGGAAGGCCGAAGCCCGTAAATGGGAAAAGCGAGCCAAAGAAGCCAATCAGTTCAAAGAGGCAGCTGATAAGTGGCAAGAGTACGAAAAGAGTCTCAAGCCCGAACAGGAACGCCTTGCTGACGAACTCAAGCAAGCACAAGCAGATGCGCAGTCTGCAAAGGTAGCGCTACTGCGATACGAAGTCGCTGCAGATAAAGGACTACCAGCAGAGTCAATCAAGCTATTGAATGGTGCAAACCGTGAGGAGCTTGAGGAGGCTGCTGATTCTCTCATGGCGATAATCGCCAAGCAGTCCGAACCGAAAACGCCAAAAGTAGACCCGACTCAGGGTCGTGTTTCTGAAAATGGAACAACGACTCAGGATCAGTTTGCCGCGGCAATTTCATCAATTCTCTAATAACGAAAGGTAAACGATGGCTGACATCAATCGTTCCACAACGGGAGTACTACTCCCAGAAGCGGTGTCTGGCGAGATTCTAGCAAAAGTTGCAGAAGACTCTGTCATTCAGCGTGTTTCACGTTCGGTAGCTCTTCCAGGCTCCGGCGTATCATTCCAGCAGATCACTGGAGAGCCAACCGCAGCATGGGTAGGTGAGACTGCCGACAAGCCAGTTTCCAACCCAACCGTTGGCAACAAGACCATGACCCCATACAAGCTAGCTGTTATCGAGACCTTCTCAAACGAGTTCCGTCGCGACAAGTCAGCTCTGTACGAGGCACTAGTCGGCCGCCTGCCACAGGCACTTGCAAAGAAGTTCGACGACACCGTCATGCACGGAACCGCTCCAGGTTCTGGCTTCGATGTCCTCTCCGGTGTAACTGGTGTTGGACTAGGAACCTCCGTCTACGACGGCATGGTAGACGCTCTCGGTACTATTGCTACCGCAAGCTACGACATGAACGGCATCGTCTTCTCGCCTCAGGGTGAGCAGCTGCTTTACGGTGAGAAGGACGGCAACGACCGACCACTATTCATCAACAACGCAGCAACTGACGGTTCAGTTGGATCCGTACTTGGTCGCCCAGTATTCAAGAGCCGTGCTGCTTATGCAACTGGTACTCCAAACACCATCGGTTTCGCCGGTGACTGGAGCCAGGCTCTTTACGGTACTGTCGAGAACGTACAGGTCAAGATCAGCGACCAGGCTTCGCTGACCGTAGGCGAGAGCACCATCAACCTCTTCCAGCAGAACATGTTCGCAGTTCTTGCTGAGATTGAGGTCGGCTTCCTCGTCGCAGACGATGACGCATTCGTCAAGCTGACTGACGCAGCCTAGAAACTGAGTTAGCGCAGGGGTCCTGACCTCGTTGTCGGGGCCCCTGCACCTCTCAAATAATAGCACGATCGAAAGGTAGCCATGAGCACTTGGGCGACAGTACAGGACGTTCTTGACCGTTGGGTCGGGGACGACGTGCCCGAAGACACTAGCTTGGTACAAGCAATCTTAGACGATTCAGAGGTCGTCGTGCTATCAGTTTATCCAGGAATACAGACCCGCATCGACGCAGGCGACTTGTCAGCAGCTTCAGTCAAAGTCGTAGTTGTTAGGATGACCACTCGAGTTCTCAGGAACCCAGAGAATCTTAGGTCATGGATGCAGGTAACTGGACCGTTCAGCCAGCAACGAAGCTTCAGTGATTCAGACATCTTTATGACTGCACAAGAAAAGCAAATGTTGGCACCTGCGATTGCTGGTAAAGCATTCGAAATTGACACTGCTCCAAACATCACCTCAATTGAGTTGTATGACGAGATCGATCCTCTAACAGGTCTCGAGCGAGCATGGACCAGAGTTTACTAAGGATTACATTTGTCATTCTTCCGCGGTAACGAAACAGTCACCATTAGACGTCGTGTCGAGACAGGCACAGACGCTTACGGTAACGCAACGTACACGACAACGGAAACGCAAGTAAAGCACGTTTTCCTTGGCTTTCAAACAGTTGCAAACGCCGAGCCAATTGATCCTATGCGTAATGCCGTAGACGGTCAGATCGTACTATACTTTCCACGCGGTACAGTCGTTGAAGATGGTGACACGTTTATCGTAAGAAATACTGAGTGGGAAAAAGACGGCAAGTCAATGGCATGGGAAAATCCATTCAATCTGCCATCAGGAGTTGTAGTTCCGATAAGGAAGCGCGATGGCTAAGTATCGCAAAGGCTCAGTTGAGATTGAGGTACACGAGGATGGTATTGAAGCCTTCCTAGCCATGAATAAAGGCGTCAGAGACCAAATGTTTGACGTTGCAAATAAAGTCAAAGCTACAGCACAGACTACGGCTCAGGACGCGCAGGGAGGTCCTGGCGGCCGCATCAGTGGTTACGCTGAAGCTGGGTTTGGGACTGAGTGGGAAGGTCGTGGCGGTAAGAGGCCGAGGATCAACATCTACTCAAAGGCAGATCGCGATACGGCTTGGGCAGCACACTTCCACTCACAGCTGAAAAACGGCGTTGCTCACCTAAGAGCTGCATTGTACGAACACAGCACAGGTAACTACAAGAAGTTTACCGGAAAGTATAGGTCACGATGATAGGCTTTCCAGATGTTGAGATCGATCTAGTCTCCTACTTTGCATCAGCCTTTACCGCAGAAGGTGAGACAGTAAAGGTAGGCACAGTAAAGACGCCACCTGACGACGATCAGCCAGATAAAGAACTGGTGATCAATGTAGCTTACAACGGTGAGATCGACTTCGTTATGCGAGACGCAACAGCAACATTAGAAGTTTACGCATCCAGTTATGCAGCAGCCAATGCATTAGGTCTACTTGTAGACAAGTTGGTTCGAGGCGCAACCGGTAGCGTTATCAAGAAGGCTGAGGTCCTAAGTGGACCGTTACGCCTTCCTGAGGAGGGACCGCAAGAACGCCGCGCATTAGATGTGGCGCTAATAATCAAAGGTACAGATGAATAGGTTTCTGCCGATGCAGAAAACTGCCCGGTAAGGGCTAACCCTTTCGAAAGGAAAAACAACTATGGCACTAACTGCCGACAACGTAGTGGTTGGTATCACCGGTAAAGTTTACATCGGTGACACTACAGCAACTGCTCCAACCGCTTCAGATTCAACGCTAACTGGCTTCACCGAGCTTGGCTACGTTTCAGCCGATGGTGTAAGCTTCACGATTGACAAGTCCACGAACCAGATTCGTGCTTGGCAGAACTCCGACCTCGTACGCGAGGTTGTAACTGAGGGTAACGTAACTTACTCCTTCATGCTACTTGAGAGCAACCAGGATGTCATCGAGGCATACTTCGGTGGATCAATGGTAGATGGTAAGATCGAGGTCAACCCATCCGCAACAGGTGGCAAGAAGTCATTCGTTATCGATGTAGTAGACAACGACAAGGCAATTCGTCACTACGTTCCAACTGGTGAGATCCTCTCTGTTGAGGCTCAGACCATTCAGAACGGTGAGGCACTAATGTACGGTGTAACCGTTACAGCCTACGCAACATCAGGACGCCACGCCGACGTATTCTACTCAGAGTTCGAGCCAGCTCCTTAGTAAGCCCCTGGAGAGGGGGCGTAATGCGGTCAACGCTCCCTCTCTAGGTTACAAATAACGACCGCAAAAGGAAATGAAATGACTGCAAAAGAAAAGTTCCAGTTCACACACAACGGCAAAAAGCACGAGATTCCATCGTTCAAAGCTCTTCCTATGGGAGTGATCAGAAAGTCGCGTAAGGCACTTGATGACGCAGACCGAGTGTTCATCATCATCGAAGAGATGGTTGGTGAGGACTCAAAGGAAATGGCAGCAATCGACTCAATGTCTCAGGACGAGTTTGCCGAGTTCATTACTGAGTGGACACAAGGAGCTGGCCTGGGGGAAGCCTAAGGGTCCTCGAGTTTATTGAGGACCACGGTCCTGCATTAGCCTACGACTTTAGACACAGATTCAACCTCAGTATCTTTGACATAGGGACAGAGTTCACATTCAAAGAAGCTGTTTACTTGATCGGTGTTTTGATTCAGGACCCTAGCTCATGGTTTCAAGCGTCGTATAACAAGTGGAAGTACCCAATCAGTCGAGAGGGAATGGTTTCACTTGATTACTTTGATGCATTTGCAATGGCCAACTCCAAGAAGAAGCCAAAGCCGTATCCAAGGCCGTGGCCTAAAGACGGTGAATCTAAGATTGGCAGCAAGCGACAACGTCGAGAAGATGTTATCGCTAAGCTGAACAAAATGAATCCTCAAGGAGAATAATGGCGACTCGGGCTCTAGCTACTGCTTTTGTCAACATTGTACCTGGTACAGTTGAACTTGAGAAGTATCTAAAGACTAAGCTCGGAGATCAAGCTCAGAATGCTGGCGTTGATGCCGGTAAGAAGCTTGGTAAAGGCATAGTCAAAGGACTAGAAACTTCAGCAGCCGCCATGAAAGATGTCGGCCGCAAGATGTCGCTGGCGATTACGACTCCACTAGTTGGAATTGCAACAGCGGGAGTAAAGACCGCAGCTGACTTTGGCGTGACAATGGCGTCGATGCAGGTCAACTCGGGAGCCACTGCCGAGCAGATGGAAGAACTAAGGCTACTCGCTCTTAGATTAGGTGCCGATACAGTCTTCTCAGCCGGTGAAGCTGCACAAGCTATGCTTGAGCTGTCAAAAGGTGGTATGGATGTAGCCACAATTCAAGGTGGTGCTCTTGAAGCGGCGATGAACCTTGCCGCAACTGAAAGCATGGATCTTGCCGATGCATCCACCATTGTTACACAATCTTTGAACACATTTGGGCTTGAAGCTGGTGAGCTTGCTGGAGCCGTTGACATCTTAGCTGCAGGTGCTGTGGCTTCGACTGCTGGCGTTTACGACATCGCAGCCGCCATGAAGTATGTAGGTAACACATCAGCTAACTTAGGTGTTCCTATCGGCGATGTAACTACGGCACTTGCTGCTTTGAACAATGCTGGTATCGATGCATCAACAGCAGGTACATCGCTCAACAGGATGCTACTTGGTCTCGTGCCAACCACTGGCAAAGCTCGCAATGCCATGGCTGACCTTGGTCTGAACTTCATCAACGCTGATGGTTCAGTGATGGGCATGACCGACGTCATCGCACAGCTAAACGAGAAGGTCGGCGTTCTAACCGAGTCAGAGCAGATTGAGGCTTTGAAAGCCATCTTTGGTGTTCAAGGTATGCGCGCTGGTTTGGTCCTAATGGGTCAAGGCGTTGAAGGTTATGATGAGCTACGTACCGAAGTTATGCGAACCGGTATTGCGTCAGATCTGGCAAACGCCAGAATGTCGGGGCTTGCAGGTGCGATTGAAAACGCACGAGGAGCGACTGAGACCGCTGCGATCACTCTTGGTGAAGCATTAGCTCCATACGTCATTGAATTAGCTGAGCACGTAATCAAGTTGATGGATGGTTTCGCATCGCTCGACGACGAGCAGAAAAAGCAAGTGATCACTTACGGAGCGATAGCAGCAGCAATCGGTCCGGTGTTGTTGATAACAGGACACCTAATCCAGGCAATAATCAACATCGGCACTGCAATGAAAGCTTTGTTTGCGTTGATCGTTGCAAATCCTATCGGAGCGCTGGTAGTTGCGATTGCAGCGTTAGTCGCAGGACTTGTTTTCTTCTTTACTCAAACCGAGACTGGCAAGCGGATCTGGTCAGACTTTGTCGAATGGTTCAAAGAGACCATGGGCAAAATCGGTGATTGGTTCAAAGCACTTTGGAACGATTACCTAAAGCCTGCGTTTGAGACTATCGCGACCAACCTGAAGAACTTCTACGATAGCGTAATCGTACCAGTGTTCACGGCGATGATGATCTACGTTGGTATGTGGGCAGCGTTGTTTGAGTGGATCTGGGAAAACGTTCTTGGTCCATTTATCGACTGGCTTGGTAAAGCATTTGTCGATCTTTGGGAAACACAGCTAAAGCCTGCATTCGAAGCAA